CCTGAAATCATAACCTGGAAATACGCAGTATCACCGGCATCCATATCCACATAGGGAAGGGATATTTGAAAAGATCGGGAAACAAAAGGATTGGCACTTGAGGCAAAACTTTGTTCGTTTGAATATGTCCTATTGCTAGTCACAACACGGATTGTCTGGTCATTGTGCGCGGCTCCCATTCCATATACATAGGTCATGGCAGCAAAACAGTATCTTCCCGTCACTGGGGCAGTAAAAATACCCGTGGAGTTATTGTGATGATTGCCTTGGTCGAATATTTCTGTATTACAGACAACGGTATAAGCCGTTCCATCACCTGTGACATCCACCGTTGCACCTGATTTATAGGCGAGAAAAGCCGGTTGATAGGCATTGGTGACTTCACCGTTGGCCGTGGTAGTAATGGTTGTGTCTGCTAATCCAACAGCATCAGAAGTGTGTTTAGGAATATATCCATCTGTAAGATTTGTGCATTTGACAGTGACAACTGTGGGGCTTGATAACTTAAGTTGATCAGATGCAATCGCTTTTGCCGTTTCCGTGCCTGTGGTTATTTCGGCGGCAGAAGCAAAAACTGGAACTGCCCTTTGCAATATCCACCTTTTATTTCCAGCGTTGACATCGGGCGCAATTATATTAGGTGAAGATTCAGCCGCGCCGGAATCATCGTCAAGTTGGTAGGTGTATAGAACATTGCCGACCATGACAAAGGCAACATCACCATCGAGCAATCCGGTTCCGTCTATTCCATCAAGAGCGGAAGCCCCACCACCTGTGAGGGCTGTCTTTTTATAAAAAGTAATGGACATAATTATTTCTCCTTATTCTCGTAAGCCAGCGGTGGATTAGGTTCTAGCGGTTGTAACTTCATCATCTCAGCGACAAGAATATAAACGTCCTTGTACGGTTGATTCGCAAGGTAGTCTAAAACCTTCTGTGCTGTTGATTCTGGTAATTGAAATGTTTTCATGTGAAATCCTTTATTTTACCTTCTTTTTTTAATTCGGTAATTGCTTGGGTGCGTAGAATATCGTTAATTTTATTTCTGATTAAAATATCTTGATCGTTTTTTGCTTGCATTTCTTGTTTTACTTTTTCTCTAGCGCTCTTCATCTCAGGGGTAAACTCAGTTACCTTCCCGTTATTGACATAATGTTTGGAATCATCTGCAATTCCTTCTATGACCTTTTCTCCGTCTTGTGCTTGGATTTCCAACATCTCATCGGGACAAGAGCCAGTTCTTAAAATTTTCCCTTCTTGGTTATGAATAATAAATTTTTTCATTTTTTTGTTTCCAGCAAAAGCATTGATTTCACGCCAACACTTTGACCAGCGGCGGAACAATATGCTTGTAAATAATAAGTATGGCTTCCTGACCCAGGGGTATCAGAAAGAAGATGAGGCAGAAGACCATAACCAACTCCCGAAGCTGTATAACTCCCTACTTCTGTAGAATCTCTTAGTATTTTTATCCCATTGGAATAGTCTCCACTATAAGCAAATAATAGAAAGCAAGATATGGAAATTGGCGCACCTGTGGATGTTATGCTGGCTTGAAGCACCGTGTCCCAAGTTCCCGTTCCTAAAGCTGTCCAAGAACCTGAATAGGCGCTTACTGGAATCGTAACTGCCTGGTTAGCAATTTTCGCTGTGCTAACGGCCAAATCATCTATTCTCGCAGTTGTCGCTACGATTTCATTAGTTCCGATTTGATTTGCCGTTAATGAACCGGCGGCTATTCTGGCAGATGCTAATGTGCCAGCAGTAAGATCGTCGGCATTTAGTGTTCCACGGATGGTAGCACCACTTGCATACAAAACACCCGCATTACTTACTCGAAAGGGCGCAGTTGCCTTATTCGCTATCGAAGAGCCTGACCAAATATTCCCGTCAATATCAACGTGGAAACTTGTTGTATCGTCACCACCGATGTCAATGGTGGAACCAGTGATCGCTCCGGCTATTTGCAGACCGTTTGTTTTGTCGTATTTCAGATATTTGGTTGCTTCGCCAATCGCAAGGCCGTAGAGATTAGTAGAATATCCCAAGAATCCATTTAGGTTTCCTAATCGTGCCGTTTCTGTACCTGTGTCGTAAATAGAAACGCGGAGCGGGGAAGTCGGATCAAGTAAGATATAACTAGATGTCTGTCCGATTCTTATTCTTCCGGGCAAGACATTTGTGTTCTTCCCGTCGTCCGGGCCGGATTGAACTGGTGTCCATGAGTTATCTGTGTCATCAGTCGGCACTACCAATGGCACTACACTTAAATCCGCCCAATCCTGAAACGCCGCAGTGTATTTTGAAGTATTAATCTGTACTGATAAGTCTTTACTGATTTTAACCGAGTCAATTAAAACATTGTAAGTTCCGCCGTAATTATCGGCATCAATCGTAATTACATCGTCCGGCTGTAAAGCAAGGCAGGTTCCTTTAGCGGTAAATCCGGCTTCGGCTTCTTTTGGGTACTTGCGTTGAAAGTGTAAGATTCCAATTCGTTTAATATTCTCTGAATCCTGCACAAACGGACATTCCAGAACATCACTCGAAATATTATTAGCAACGGCATCAACAGCTACGAGGGTTTTAATAAAACTATCTTGTGCTTCATCTACCGGCTGCCATGCGACATATCCAGAATCAGATAAGTCGGTATTGACAATATCAGAGTAAGAGAAAGTCCCTTCGCCCTGTTCGGAAGTTCTTAAAACCTCCGCACCTGTGATTGTTTTTTGTGAAGTCTTGGACAAGATATGTAATTCAATTTTTTCACCAATAGACAAATATGAATGGCATTGAGTCAAGAGACTGGCTAATACCTTTTCTCTTTCCTGTTTGTACCAGAACGCACCGTTAAAAGTTAAACCCATCGTATCGAATGACGTATGCGCCGCTGCGAAAGTTACTGCTTCGTCAATATAGTCAGCGGAAATCCCCATGTCTTTTAAAACGAAAGCGATAACATCAGCCGGATTTGTCAGCGTTACTGTATCTGATCTAGTAAACTTAACAGGCGGGTCTAGTATATTTCCACCGGGAGTTCCCCAAAATCCGGCAGAATCAGCGGTTCCATTACTATCGGTGTCGGCAATTATTGCCTGAAATACTCTCCAATTTACCGCATCGGCATCGGCTTTTGTTGATTGGGTAAAAGTATATGAGCCGCTTGAATATTCTGTTTTCAATCCCCATGAACGCGGGGAACGTATAGCGGAAATGGTATAAGTCAGAGAGGGATCGCCCAACATGATATATCCGCCGTAACCATCAATATAAACGTCCCTGAGTGGCACATAGGCAGTTCCAAAAGGTACTGGTACGCAAAGCCCATCGCTGGAATAGGTGCGGTCAGAAGGGAAAATATCTTCGGGTAAACGGGTATTCGGGTAGTAACCTTTTAAGTAATCTTGTAGAAAATCCTCGGCGGTTATTTTAAGGTTCTGATAGCCTGGATTGGCTGTTTTGATTCTGAATTTCCAGCCGGTAATTTTAACGTCTTGTGAACCGTCCGAGAGGTAACATTCGATATGAACCATTCCACCCTTGAAGTCCAAAAAGTCCATGACGTTTTCAGGATTGGAAATATTAAAGGTTACTTCGGATGGAGCGATAACGGTATTCTCAGCCATATTACGGCGAAGTTCTATACCCGAAAAATCGGTTAAGACAATAGAGGAAAGATTTGTACCATCATCCCATGTAATTCCAGCATCCCATGTAATTCCTGTTGCCCACGCTGCGCCGCCCAGAGGTTCGGTTACAAATGAATATCCAACACCATTTTTATCGTAAATATAAAATACCCACTTAACGGTTTTGGAATCCAAAGCAACTAAAGCAGATTGAGTAGCGTTAAGAGACAGCATTAACTCACCTTTCCAAGTATACGCATTTTCACGCTAGGAAGCCCCCATCGATTCACATTATTGCCGACACGAGACAAGTTCATTGCAAACCTTACCACATAGTCATGGCCATCATAGGCTGTTAGTTTAAAACTTCTCGCTATTCCATTGGCTTTAACTGGGTCGTGGTATAAGTCAAATATTGTTCCCGAATCTGATTCAGAAAGAAGACCCCATTCCCACGAAACGTAAAAAATAGAATTAGGTGATAGCGTGACAACCTCTTCGGAATTGTCATCGGCAAGGTGGACGACCTGATTCTTGTAGCCCTCTTCTGTGACCGTTCCCTGAGCCTTAATCGTCAAGGTGTAGTCGTAGTCGGGGGTTATTGTCGGTAAGTAGTCGTAAGGTTCAAAGGCACTCATTTTAATTCAAGCTCCTTATAGACTTCTGCAAGTCACTGTTCGTCCGTGTCTGCTTGGCAACTACATTTCCTATTTCTTTGCCGTCAATTTGAACGCTGACATGAATATCGCCCCCATTAGAACCGCCATTGCTTTCCACGATGTACTTGCCGATGGCAGCGCCGAGGGTTTCGGTATCTGCGCCAACTGTTTTTAGGAAGTTTGATCTTTGTGGTTCGTAAGTAGGCACAACCCATTCGGCACCGCGTTCGCCGGCAATAGAGACTCCAGAGGTCAAACCACCATCACCATAGGTAGCGAGGATTGCCGTATTCTGCGCCTGTATCGCCATTACATCTGCCACAACTGCATCATAGATTGATTGGTAGCTACTTCCCGTCCCGTAAGACTTCTCATAGGTTAAAAACGTAGTTGCGTAATTCAAGTAATCATTGATTGCATCAGAGGAAGCACTCGGAGCCTGTGCCGCCGCCAGTAATGTTTCGTATTGTGATTTGTATGACTGCTCTGAAAGGACGGGGTTAAGATCGCTTACCCCCAAACTCGCCAGCCAATCTGATATTGTGGTGGAAAGCGATGTCAGTTCATCAACTAAGTCAGCTATTTTATCTGCTGCGGTTTCTGCGGCATCTTCAAGATAGGAATAATAAGTATCAGCATATTCAGACAATGCCATTAATGTAACGTAGGCAGATTGACCGGAAGATGTCATTAAGTCCAGTCCTTCCACAATCGCCCGATAACCTGCGCGTGTATCAGGTAGAGAGTAATTCAGTGCGGTCATTGCTGAACTTAAATTTGTGTATAGGTCTGTTTGTTTTTCCATATCGGAGAAGAATTTATCGTAATAGGTATCAATATATCCGGTTAATGTATCCAGGTCACCGGCAAGGCTTATTAGATTTTCCGACATGGCAATGGCTTCTAATGAAGTTGCAGAATAAGCATTATTCACCATGTCCAGATAATATAAGATAGTTTCTTTATCGGTAATGATTCTTACTGCCGTTTCATATAATCCCTCGTCTAATTGCTGATATACACGAAGAACCGTACCAAATAAAGCATCTACAGCATTGTCGCCTAATGTTGAAAAATAGTTGGTAATTGTTTCATTGATCTCATCGGTAGTCATTCCCTGTAGGTCAATCTTAACATCAGCAAAAGCATAATTAAGCGCGACTTGCGTATCCATTCCTAATCCGGTTGCAATACTTACCAATGTTTGACTTATGTTTTTGAATACCTTGGTGAACATTTCGGTTATAGATGAATTTAATTCAGCGTATTGATAGTTACCGACATCGGTATCAGAATGAAACCATCCGCCATAAGTGTGAGTAACAATATAAGCATATTGTTTTGCGCTTACATTCAATCCATTGATTAAGTCTCGCACAGTTGAGGCATCCATTGAAATACCGGAAGCGGCAACGGTAGAAGTAGAGCCGCCGCCAAAAATATCGCTTACCAGTCCAGCAACCTTTTCTCCAAATTTACCCATTCCTAAAACAGATAAAATATCTCCAAATGAAGCAGCTATGACTCCCAATAAATTAGATGCAAATCCTCCTGCAAGAGAAGACAGTGCTGTGGTTGTATCTTCTGGAACAGTCCAATTAACTGTGTTGGTTCCGTATTTAACAATGTTTGTCACAAGCCCCGTAATATTCGAGTTCAAATCTTTCAACTGATTATAAATAGCGGTCAGTTTTGTGTTCTCCATATTATAGGTATCTTGCATGAGTTCCCAAGATTTAGATATGGACTCACTGGCTGTGCCATCCGCTGCGCCGAGGACTGTGGATTTGGGGAGAGCGGGGGCTGTGACAGACGCACTTCCGCCACTATTGGCAATGCCATACATGGCAAAGACGCTTGCCATAAGTGCGATCATTGCCGCCGCTGTTGCAAAACCTGTTGGCCCAACGCCAATAGAAGCACCTGTAACCGCCGCACCCGCATTAGCCACCGCCGCACCGGAAGCAGCAGTTTGAACAGCGAAGTAACCAGCGATAGTTTGGACGTTCTTTGCTGCCTCGATTGCCTGTTGCGCTATCAGAACGCCCTTTTTCCACTCAGCTAGACGATTGTATTCATAGGAATCTTTGTCGTAGCAATTCATGGCAGCATCAAGCATAGCGCCAAAACCACTGACAACACCCTCTACGTTTTTCATCTTATCGGTAAATATATCTTTATCCAACTTCCGTGTTTGCTCGGCAATATAGGCCGCTTTATTAAACATGGTCTGTTGGTTTTTTATTTCATTTTCTAAAACCCTATTACTTAGCTCTTCTTTCTTTTTCGCCATAGATTCGGCGGCGGCAAGCGCCTTGCTTGCGCCCTCTGTGTCGCCCATTCCAGTAAGGTACGCGGCTCTATTTTCTAACTGTATTTTATATTCATCCAGTAATAGCTCTGTTTTCTTACGTTCCTGCTCAACCGCAAGCACTCCTTCTTTACTTAACTGGCTTCCGCCAGCGGCATTAGCAAAATCCTGCTCAAGTTTATCGGCTTCGTTTTTTATTTTTTGTATAGACAACTCTCTATATATGGCCGATTGTTCTTGGCTCATGTCTTTGAGATACGACAACTGCATATCGAGTAGTTTCTTTTCGGCGGCGTTGCGAAGGTTGAAAATTTCGGTGTTTTTAGCTTTTTCGAGGACTATTAATTGTTCTTTAGAATGAGAGGCGTAGCGTTGCTCATTAATATATTTTTCTTTAATTTGCTCAATTTGTGTATCAATAGATTCTTTGGAGTAATCACCAATGGTTTTATAAAGGTTCGCCATCGTAGATATGGTCATCTTGTTTGCGTCTTCTATAGCTATTGCCCTGTCGCCTTCATCCTTTGCCCAATCCTTGTTGTACTGAGCATAAATTTTATCGTACTTGGCTTGCAGAACAGCCATATAATCAAATTTCTTAGCCACACCGTCTTTAGAAATAGTAGCGGCCTTTGCTTCAATGTCTGTTTGTGTTTTAGCGTTCTGGTATTGGATTTCTAAATAATTATTTAGTGCGGTTTCCTTCGCATCATACAAATCTTTAATGGTTTTATATTCATCCTGTCCGGCACGTTGATTTAACTTCGCAACCTGTTTAGCGGTCTTGACCTGTTCATCATAATAGGCTTTATCAGCCTGCATTTTTAACCGGATTACTTCTTGGTCATCTTTTACAGAATCCTTGAGAGGTTGTTCTTTGGCTGGGTCAACTTTGGGAACATAACCCGCTCCTGCTGCTTTTTTTGCAGCCTGATATTGTTTATCATATTGAACAACGGCATCTGCAACGCCTTCGGTTAATAATTTTTTATTTTTTGCGCTTAATTCTTCTACTTTAGTCCAGCTTTTTTTCGTTTCTTCCCATGCCACTTTAGCAACACTGACTTGCAATGTCATTATCCCGCCCAATGCAACGGCGGCATTCCCCAACATTTTTAAGAGTTCGTATGTCAATGAAACGGAGTTGCCCATAAATTCACCGATGGGTTTCAGAACAGCGAACACACCCCCCCACCCATAGGCAACAAGCGCAACAGCACTTCCGAAATCTCTCGCCAATGGAGCAAACCCTTTTAAAAACCCCCATATCCCTTGAAGCACATTACCCACAGCATTCATGGCAACCCTGAAATATTGCCCTATTAAGGGCGCATTTTCCCTCGTCCATCCGATAAGTTCTTGACCGCCGGTTATTAATTCCTTATAAAAGCCAGAAAATATTTCCGTCTGTAAAATCATCCATGTTGTTTGAAGGGATGAACTTGTAGCTTCCCATGTTTTACTAATATCACCAGAAGCTGCGGCAGCACCGAGTAAATATGGTCTAATTCGCTCTAACCAATCCCCGTGTTTTTTTGCTTCTTCATTTAAACCTTTTAATCCGTTTTTATAATCTCCCTGCCGTTTAATTTGTTGGTCGATCATTAAGGCAATTCTATTTCTTGTTGATACTTCACCGTTTAATAAAGCGTTTGTCTCCTGCGTTGCTTGCTGCTCTTTATTCTGCCCATAGGTGTACATAGCAATAGTATTGGTAAGTGCAGTAACGGCTTCAACCTGTTTTTTATTATTGTCATCGAGAATAACGCCGTGCATAGCCATAGCATTATTGATTAACTGCACCTGTTTCAGATTAGCAAATGAAGCAGCATCTATCTGCATTAAGACGGGAACAAGACCTTTGGCATACTCTAAATTTTTCTTATAATTTTCTGTTATATTACCCGAAGTCCCCTGTAGATTTGTTATGGTCGCGGCAACGGTGACAGCGGACATATTCATTTTGTCAATGGTTTCAACACCCCCCATAAGGAAACTGGTAATCCCTTGCGCTGCCGCACTTACAACGTAGAATGCCGCATAGAACCTCAATACGGCACGGGTCATCGAAGCCATCGACATTTCGTGTTCGCCGACCATTTCTTTGTTCAGTTCTTTGAGTTTGGCGTTTTTGGCTCGTTCAATGCGAACAAGGTCATCGGCGGTTGCTGTTCCTGAGTTCTTAATTGTGTTATAGGAGGCCATAATAGCGGCTTCCTGCGCTTTGTAGGCAGCTTGGGATTTAATTCCTAAAGTCTCGTAAAGGGGGTTGGCGGTCATTTGCTGGTTAAGGGCATTGACTTTAGCGACCATCGCAGATTGAGCGCGAAACTGTTCGGCAGCAGAAGTGTTGGCAGCATTAGCAATTCTTGTATAGGCATTAACAGCACCTTGCGCCATTGCATTAAAGATATTGTCAGACTTAACACCCAAAATCTGATAATTCTTTTCAACGGACAAGGCTGTGCTGTTGGCTTGGTCAATAATCTTTTTTTGATTTTTTTCAAACTTGGTATAATCTAAATCAAGTTCAACGTACACCACGCCTAATCTGTCGGCCATTATAGACTCCCACCGTTTTTAATACGGTCAACAACAGTGTTTTTGATTATCTGAAATGGCGATTGGAGAAAATGAAGCGGGGGATGAAATTTTCCACCCCTGTCCGTGTAACCTGTTTTCTCCATCATTAAAGCCCAATATATTTTAAATGTTCCGGCATACGCCCTGACGTTGGCTTTAGTTACGTCCCGGCTATTCACCCTTCTGATCGTATCTTTAAGACACCCCGGTTGTCGCCCCATCCATCTACTCTCGGTGTCAAAAGAAACGAGTTTCCCTTTATTGCTTCCGGTTTTAGGGATAAATTCGACATGGGCTTTAGAAAACTTTCCTTCGCGAAAAGTGACGGGATCAACCGGACACTTCACCCTTGCTTGCTCGACAACTTCATCTATAACAGCATTGGCGTTATCCATTGCTCTGTCTTCAATGGCTCTAAAGATTTCGTGGCTGTGCCAGTTTTCCAGTCTCATTCCTTTTGCCTCTCAGACAGAAAGTGGTGGTACACGCTAATCCTCTTTCTTTTTGTTTTCATGCCAGCAATGAATGATTTTTTTAAAACATCCCCATTTATCACTAATAACTTCCGGGTAGTTTTCTATTGCTTTCCAGACAGACGGGTGATGAAGGTCTATTTCTAAATCCCGCTCCCCGTTCCACCTGAGTTCGCATTGATGCCTGACCAAAAAATAAATCTCGGACGCTGCCTTATTTTCCTTCACCAGTTCCACTCGGCAGGATTCGCACAGTTCACCTTTATTATTCTTAATGACGACTGGCTCTCCGGGTGGTGTCCTTTCTGCGGCCTTGTGTCGGCAGTAATCACAAGAGCCGCCTTCCACTCCGGGTTGATTTGTGTCAACAAAATCAACCCAGTCAATCAGTTTTTTGTTTCTGCTACTGCCTCTTTACTTTCGTCTTCTGAAAGCTCTTTCATGCTATCATTGGCAAACTTTACAAACTTGCTCGACATGGTAATCAGTAGCATTTTGTTCTCTTTGGTGCATGTTTCGGGAGTGCAAAGTATCTGCGCTTTGGTTTCGGGGTGCTTGAAGGCGAACTCATCCCACGACACAATGGCGTAATCCCAAAACATTTCATTTTGTAGGTCTTCATCGGTTTTGACGTATTCCAGTCTTGCCGGAGTTCCTTCAACCTTCTTAAAGTCAACCTTGTGATGCACGGTTGCTTTCTGAATTTTCCTGAACTCCGCAGGAGGCACCGTCCGAAACTGCACCTTCCCACCACCTTCCATGAAGAACCATTTTTCCTTTGCGACTCCCAAATCTTCCAGACAATTCATAAATCACTTCTCTTTCTGGCCTCTCAGCCGGTTAAATTGTTATTTGTTATGTTCCAGAACCAACCTGCTCCATAGCTGCGCTGGAAACCTGACCTGAGAACGAAATTGTCCCATAATTATTTCGCGGAATAGTAACTGCATCCGCTTTAGTGACAATGATGTACCCGCCAGAACCTACCCGCCAAAAAGTAGAAGTATTGGCATAAAGATAGAGGTCAGTTATATGCGTTCCGGCTTTAGCCGCTGTGGTGATTGCCCTCTGCCCCGCCGAATCGCTCGGATCATAGTTCCCGTTGAACTCAATGGTGCCGCCTTCACCCAAATCGCCGATCTCGTAGACCTTGACACCCGTGTCCCCGAAAGCAGTCGGTGCAGATGTGACCGGCTGACTGAAACCGCTCATCGACCAAGATACCTGCTCGGCAACAACAACGCTGCCTTTCATCACCTTGCCATTTTTCCCGTGTAATTTTGCCATTTTCCTTACCTCCTAATTTTACTACTGTTGAATTTCGGGCAAAGAAAAAGGCGGACAAAATAAGATGAGTAAGCATCTTACTATGCCGCCTAATGTCTTTCTTACGTCCTCGCTCGATATGCCTACCGAGAAAGGAACCCTAATTTTATTTTACCGCTATTAACTACCTCTCTACTTCATATTACGCCGCTTTTTCATCCGGTGCTGCCGATGTTTCAAATCTCACTTCCCCATCAGGAGGAAGCCCTAACGCTGTTGAATCAACCCTAATCCCTTTGTATTTATCGTAAAGCCGTTTATAATTTTCTACAAAAAGATCGTCCGGCGACCAGGAAAATTTTCTCATGCAATAATGTTCAGCAAAAGCATCTATCACCCAAGCCGTACCACCCATTTCCCATGCCTGTAAAACACAGAGAGTTCCGTAAAGATCAAATCCTGTAAACTTTTCATCAAACCTATACTTACTTGCCATGTTAACCATTATGACACACTCATCAAAGCAGCACGCCGCCTGTGGGAACGTATGAACATGAGATGTATCAAAGTCCATCGGGATTCGCATATCATGGAACTGCCCACATATAAGACCGTCCATATCTTTTCCGATAATTCCAGCCACAACCCATGAGTCGGGAAGTTCTGCTAATTTAATCTTGACTTTTTCAATCCATCCATTTCGGAAATACATATCTTGGTGAACAAGGATAGCAACGTCCGATCCTTCCGCATCAATCTTATCAAGTAGATAATTTAACCCCTTTGTGGCACTTTCGGGATTTTGAATAAAATGGAAATTAGTATAGGCTGACCTCGGTATCTGTGATTGTTTTAGCACCATATCCAATCTCAAGGGATCATTCACCATCACGCCAAATGATACCTGTAATCCTTTCTCCCATCGTCCCTTTTCATAATAATTAAACAATGCAAAAAGGTCAGGTCGATAAACGATTTGTTCCCCGGACTCTTTATGGTGCATCGCCATTTCCCCGTCCCAGGTGCCGGAGTTTTCATTAAATAAATGTTTTCGGAATATCTTACCTTTAACAAAAGATTGCTGCCCGCTTATTCCCGCAATCGCAACATAATCAGGACTTGCATATAGGGTGTCAATGGGGTATCTTCGCGGGTGAACGGCTTCCCTTGGTATCTTATGACCACGTTTCATGGAGATAATAATGATGTCATCATTAATTGTCTTGATTTCACTCATAACATTCGGTTCGTACATATCGTCATCATCAGCGCAGACATAATAATCGTCATCCACTATCTGACGGTTTTTAATAAACCAATTTCTTTTGAATGTTCCCGGATGTGCAACTTTACATTCCTTTGAATACATGGGAATCACTACGGGGAATATCCACGGTTCACTAAATTCAACCACTTCATCCCGAAACATTATCGGATGCCAGCACACGCGCATCGGCCTGTATGCCGCTGTTAAGTTCCCCTTGTTTTCTTTTCTCCATAAAGGCATTATTAAGTGAATTTGAGTTTCCTTTAAATATCTACCGACTATCTGGTCTGCCCCATGATTTTCCTTCACATAGTTATAAAGGAAATCTGAATCATCGGGGTTGTATTTTGCCAGTTCCGATTCTATCCACTCGCGGGTAATGGGAATATTAAATCTCCGTCCTGAAAAGTTGTTTTTAGCAATTTCGGCAATGTTATCCTTATTGACATATCCATCGCCCTTTGCTCCGATATATTCTCTATTGTCGGCAACAAGAACAGGCTTGCCTTGCGCCATTGCTTCTAATGCTCCACGCCCTAAAGTAATACAAAGATCGGCTTGTGCGATTTGATCTTCAATAGGCTTATCAATATCGCTTTCCATTACGTTATATTTCTCGGATAAAAACTCAAACGGGTCGTAGATCATAGGATAACGCCGGATAATCAGAATATTCTTTAATTCATTTTTGGGTCTGGTCTGCTTCCTTATCGTAATCGGTTGCGGGATAACTTCACTTTCAAATCCGCGTTCTCTGTTAAACAACTGCACTTCCTGACTTACCGATATGTAACGGTTCGCGCCGGACTGCATTTTTTCTTCTTCGATAATTCCATGTGATATACAGACTTTGGGCGCAGGGTTATTTTTAATGGAACTTAGTTTTTCTCCGTGACTGCAAATAATTAAATCAAACCCAAGATGAACATATTCACAGGGATTGGTTGTCACGGTGACGTTATGTCCCATGCTTAATAGTGTATCAATGACCGTCTTATAGAATCGGCTTGACCCTCCTTCGTAAGCTGAACCGGAAACATATTTTGCGGTTACTAATATTTTCATTATCTTCCGCTTTCTTTATTTGACCGCTATCAAATAATATTCATTGTTTATATTTTTATCACAGGGAATCTCGTAAGCCGGTAGATTGCCCTCTACAATTCGGTATGAAGAAAACATCCTGCCAAATAATTCCACTTCTTCCTGTGTAAATTTATGCAGGGAGTCGGTTTCCTGATAGTAAGTGCTTTCAAATTTCGGAAAGCTAATTACGGCACATCTGCCATATTTAAGCAGTTTAAAGATATGGGTTACAATATCTATCCTGCTTGCTTTGTCGTTGTGCTGTAAAACCATTAGCGAATATACAAGGTCGGCTACATTTTCCTTCTGGTACTCATCTGACAGAAAAAAGGCCACATTATCGCGTTTAACTATCTCTGCCGCTCTCTGAATAAACCCGCCGCTTATATCCAATCCAACCACATGCCCTGCTCTATCCGCTACATATTGAAGGACTCGACCAATTCCACAACCGTAGTCAATCACGGCGCTTTTATTATCAAAAAAGTAAAACAGTCTTTGAGCCTCAATCAATCCTTCGGCGTTAAAGGCGGCATCATCCCGTCCGGGCAAGATATAGTCTTTCCATTCAGGCTTTTCCGACACGCCCTGCCAGTATGATTTAGGATTCTGAATCATTAACCGACCTTTCGTCTGCCGTCATTTCCCATTCCTGTAAGGCTTCGTAGGCTTCTGTGGGCGTCCGTTTCCCAACCGTGCGGAATATCCTTTCGTCACTATCGCCAAATTGCGGGGGGATTTCTGCCCACCTAAAGGCGATCCATTCTTGACGGGTAATTTCGTTTAACATCTTTTCCATAAAATCCTTTCTACGCCGATTGGTAATCGACCTGATAGTCAATCGCCGTATGATTTACTAGACTAGTGCCATCGCCAAGTGCCGAAACATCTTCGGTTAAGGGGCCAACGATGTTCTGTCTCGTAAATCCGACACAAACCTTACCTGTAATTGTCAATGTGCAATCATCTAAGAGAGACTTTAAATCCGTTTCCATCGTTAGGATTTCCGTATCACCCGCTGACTGCATGGAGAATAAATCAAACTGCAAGAGAACGCTTTCACCTGTCTTTGCGAAAACATTATCCGGCGTACCCGAAATTCTGGAATAGACCAACCTAGGGTAATCAGTCGTGCCAGCGATGTTGTAGTAGCAACGGCCACCGCAATCATTAAAAATGGCGGAGTCGAGTAATTTAGTGTCTATGGCCTGTTTTAGTAATTGCATTACGCCACTTCTTTGACTTGGATTTCGTAAAATTGGTTATTACCGCCCAAATTGATAGCAGGGCTGACAATGCCAAGCGTAGAGCCATCACAAAGAATGCGCCAAGTCGTCTTAATCTTCACTGGCCGATACTTTATCCGAACCTTGCCAGTAATCGTGCTGCCACTGGACATGGCGGCAATTTTCTCTTGCCCTGATAATCCCCAATATGCGCCCTTGCAGGTGAATATGGTCGTCCACACAACGGGACTGCCGGAGGGAGCTTGGAACGTGAGATTTTTTGTCATGTCACCTAAACGCATTTTTCTTCCTTTAATCGCCCCGGATGGTGCGCTTGTGTTGGTCTTGCGGCCTACAACCAGAGGCGTCCGGGCTGTTATTAATCGGGAACCACCCGAAGCGTTTTAACTTACGGCGTAGGACGCTACCCTGCCACGGTTAAAGAAAATCTAAATCCCACAACCGTCCGCAATTATTTATCAGCCGTTCATAAGTTCTGTCGGGGGTAAACACCTGCCCCGAAATATCATCGCCACGGTTCATATAGAGGTTTATCGCACGGCGTTTTATTGCCTGTTTGAACGTGGCTGGAACACTTGATGCCAAACCATAGCCACAGACATATCGAATTTTTATCGGGTTACTCGGATTTAGGGTGGCGCTCGGCCAACTTCCTTGGTACGGCAAAACCACAAAACCACACTGATCGCCGTTAAACTCAACCGTGTAATCCGTTCCCTCTGTCAGCGTAGTTACCGATAGGGAACTATCAGTATAAGAAACGCTCGTAACGCTCTGTAAATTACCGAACGGTAATTTAATTCTGTCCCCGGAAGGCCAATCTTGGATATAGTAGTCAATCGTCTGCGTGATGAGCTTCCTAGAAGTATCGTTTTCCACATCTAAACGCGCAGTGGTAATGAGTTCTTCCAGTAAAGTATCTTCTGTGTTTACCGGCTCCCAAACCATAACATCGGCGCTAAATTCACACGCTGCGACAAGTGTTTTTGCCGCAACACGAATATATTTACTTGCGCCAGTGTAGGTTATTTCTTGGATTGTGGTGTCATTGGCCTCCGTGACTTTAGTAAATGCGCCACCTGCGAAATCCGTGATCGCCCCTGTGCCACCATCGTATTGCTGAATCTTCGCGTCAACCGTTCCGCCTGTTCCATTATTAGTGGGGCGCAAATAGACGACTGCGGTATGGCCTAAAACCTCAATCCATGTTCCAAGTAAAGTATAGCCAGTGACTACCGGATGAGAACCGGGCGCAATACAGGGATAGAGAGTCGAATTGTCCGCAATAGAACCGGAATCCCCTAATTGGAGTTTTAATTCGTCGCTGCTCACGGGTTCCACGCTAGGCTGTTCATAAATATTTACGACCATTGGCTAATCCTTTTTCCAAGTCAGCAAATCCCTGATCTTGTCAGTCGGAATATTCGGGTTAAGTATTGCAATGATTTTTAAAACCATTCCAATAATTACAGGAATTGCCGCAATCGCTATTGAATAGTTACTTAGAGCTGCGGTAATCCAGTTGTTTGATAGAAAGTCGTTCATAAAATATCACTCACTTTGTGTTTATGGTAAGCTGTCCATCCGCCAAGTCTTACCCCTAAATACATTGACCACCGGACAAAAATAGGCTTTTTCCTGTTTTCCATTGCTTCAAGAAAAACGGCATCTGCTTTTTCTCTTGAAATATAAGGATATTTTCTCGTCTGTGCATCCTTACGGTAAAGATAGTCATGGATAACGGCTTCACGATGCGCTCTATCTCCAAACAACATATAAAATATCGGTACTCTTGGAACACTGGCAAAATCCGTTTCAAATTGCATTGGGACTACAATTTTTCCAAGTAAATCTGATTCGTATATAAGCGTACTATCAAGAATCCAGACGGAATCATCATCTTTTAATCTACAATCGAGTTCGGTTATAAATTTACTCATTTTCTTGCCCTTCAACGTAGATTGATCCGCCTACTTCCAGCCCGTTCTCGATTGCTTGCTGCCGTAATCCACGATTATCTTCGGTCAGTTCCGCAATTATTTTGTCTGCCTTCTTGTTCCCTTTATCCCGAAATGGACAATAAGGGCATGGAGCTATTAACCACCACATTACCTTATCCCCGCTTCCGCTCCTGCAATAAATGAATTAAGGATGTCTTTGATCTCCGCATTGTCAAATGTTGGGAATTTACCTGTTAAATCTATATTTAAATCAGAAAGGGCAATCGAAATAGCCGCCACTATTGCCGGATTATTAGAACTCTTTTCCACAAGTGCTGTAATTACTTCTCTTAGCTGGTTATTCACAGCTTCGTTATCAATTCCCTTGTCAATAACTTCCAGAATGCCTTTGGCAATAGGGAGTGCTGTTTTTGCCAGTTCAATATTGTTCCTTGCTACGGCAACACCAGCGGCATTGATTAACAGTTTCACCGCTACTCCCAAACCGCTTGACTTACAAAAAAAACTGTTCATAACTTTTCCTTTCTGTCTTCCATAAATTCGTTAAACTTATCTATTCCGACATTCCATGCGCCAAATCCGAGTATTATTCCAGCAATCACACCGACTATTAGTGAGATAATCAGTAGGATTGTTGCAGCAATAGTTGCAAAAAAAAATTTAAGTAGTTTTTTTAGGACCTGAATAACCATATCCGCTCTTTACCTTTGGGTAGTTCACCAAGATCAAAATGTAACCAGCTCACAGAATCCTCAAGTCGTGTAATCCGAGAGAGAAGTGGGTTATCTTTGTGAGCAATAATCATTACCCTTGCTTCTGCTGCGGTATATCCCTGTATCGTGCAATCAAAAGCGTTGCCCCGTGCGTGTTGACTGTGCGGTGCGCCTAATTCGGTGGCTTTCTCCGGCGTTCTAAAACCACGCCATTGCATTCTTCCTCCCCACGACCAGTCATTAACGGTAATTTCTCTCCTGAAAAAATCCCTTAAATCATCCAACGCAATAAGGGCTTCGGGATTGAAAAGAGCTAATGCCGTCTCTCCCATCCTCTCATAAATGGCACGGTCAACAAGTTCAAATGGGGCAAAATTTTTCATTTCTTACCATTCATTTGCAGGTTAATTAATGTTTTCAGGTCTGATTTTATTTCCTTCATATCAATCTGATACCGTTCAACATCCACCTTCTCTTTTTGCAGTTGGTCAATGCGTGATTTGGCCTCACTTATTCCAGATCGCGTATCTCCAACGATAATTCCCGAAGCGGCAAATACTATCGCAATAAGAATCCCAACTATCCAACGCCAACTGATAAACCGTTCTCCGTTCTCACCGTTTGCCATAGCCGCTCTCCTTATGCGTTCAAAAAGTACCCGCCAGCGACAAGGGGTCGCCACATGACAGTTATATCCGCTACCTTTCCAGTTCCAGCGGTCGCCCCGCCAATCGTTAACTGAATTTTCTTCGTCGCCGCCGTCACAGAAGGCCCGCGATAAATCGAGTAGAAATTGCCCGTTAGGTTGGCCTTTGCGCCATCTGTAGCGGAGAGAATTTCAATCGGAGTACCATCATCAGTCTGTACGGATATTCCCGTAAAGGTCGCCACAGCATGAAGGTCATCAGGAACGTGGACAATCACAGCATCAATGAAAAGGTCTTGTGCCGTTGCCGTCATTACGTCGTAAGTATTCGCTGCTTGATTTAAAGAGATTTGCTTATAATTGATTGTCGATTCCGGCATGAATGACTTGGGAACCCAAGCGTAGCCGTTATAAATAAACATGAATCCGGTATTTTGCTCAAAATATGTTGCACCGGTATTTACAACCGTTGGCTTAGTGTCCGTGGACAGGCCGATAAAGCGGTTGTTCATTGCACCTATTGCTTGAACTGTCATTGTGATAACCCTCCTTTTTCGGGCATCTGGTTTTAGACAGGAAATTTCGTATCCTGCCTGTTAAAATTATTAAATTCCTCTTTATGTCCCTAAAATTTTTCTATCGTTTAATGCACAAATAACCACTGTTAAATAAGCCGTAGACGTTATGTGGAATAAATGATTTCCTAAAGAATCAATAATAATGACAATTAATGCCGAAAATAAATATTTATCCGGTACTCGATAATAAGGCCACCTAACAACTGAAAATGTTCTGATGATATACGCCCCAGCAAGCAATAAACCGATGATTCCGAAATTCCATAACAGATAGACCGGTTCGCTATGCAACATATTATCTGTCCGCCAGAGGATACTAGGGCCAGTACCAAAAAGAAGCGTGTACCAATGATTAGATAGTTTATTCCATGCATCCAACCAGAAATCAAAACGCGCATTATGCATAGAATGATGATCTATAAAAACAGTATAAAAAATACCGGGAATAATCCCGATAATTGCCCCGCGTAATCGCCAAAGGAAGAATCCCGTACCAACCGTAAGAGCTAATATAGCCGTACTTGTATGGGCTAGAAAAAGTGCGCCAATAATAAGCGGAAGAAACATCCACCATCCCACGGGAGAATAGGGAATTTTTAACTTCCAGATTTTTTTAAACCTAAGAGAAAAACCACGATAAAAAAAGATGGTCGAAATCGCTAAAAAAGCCGCTAAAAAATTAGTACATGCAAGCGTGGCCGTTGCTGCGCCGACTTTGAAATATTGAAGTATTCCAATACAAGATAAGCCGATTGATAAAACACAAACCGTATTCATCCAGAATATTTTTGACGCTCTGCCGAATTTGATGATCGTATAAAGGGCATATCCAGCCATGATAAGAGTTAATGTGTCAACCGCCTGCACCATAGAATCAGCTGGCATCCACTTCACGGACTCCGCAATCTGAATATAAGCAAACCACACCGCGCAATAACAGCCAAAAACTGTCAATATTTTATCTTTTGTAATAAACGCTAAAGCCGCCAAACCGACACAGTTCATCATATAGGCTTGGGAGCCAAAAACATTTGACCCCCAAGCCGTTAATGCTACAATGAACAGCCCGACAGCTGCTATGCGGTCATTAATGAGTTGCATCCGCAGTTTCCCTTACATAGTCTGTACCAGACCAAAACACTTTGGCGGTTTTACCAGTACCGATAGTTACTCCTGTTCCAGCGGATTTCTTAATAACAACATCACCTGAATCAGAACCGGCATTTCTTACGGTATAAAGTCGGGACACTCCCGATGCTGAAATAGTGGGTGCAATTATTGCCTGCCCGGATGGAGAACCAGTGACAACCAAAATATTGCAGATAGCTTCTGTGGCCGAAAGCGTATAGTCAACTCCCGTCATTACTATTGATGCAATCTTTAGTGAAAATCCGGTAAGAACCCCACCGGATTCAATGGCAATCTCCCCACCGGAAGCAACAACTTCCCTGTCGCCACCACTATCCTTATAAACCTTCGGCCCGTAACTATAATCTTGCGACCAGGCAAGAGTCGTTGAAAGGAAAAGTACGGCCAAAATTATTGAAAGTTTTTTCATCATTTCACTCCTTTTCATATCGGGGTGGAGAAAACCACCGGGATAGATTGTTTGGTATTAGGCAGCGGGTGCTAATTCAGGATCGCCCTTAACAACAATAATGTCGCAGATCGTGCCTGTAGCATTGGAGCCTGTTTCAGTTGTGGCAATCTTAATAAAGCGTTTTCCACCGACGTAACCAACTTTGGTTATGGCGGCAGCCACAGCACCGGTAGCCAAATTTAAAATCACACCCTCAGTAGGCGTTACACCTAATACATCATCATCGGAGACGCTGGCGTAAGAATCGGCAACACCAGTTCCATCATCATCTGCGTGGGTCATTGTGAAATCTATCGTTCCCGTGTCACCCTCAACCTTGGCACCGTGGGAAATTATAACTACTGCCGAATTGTACCCTTGAAGATCAATCTCCAAGGTAGTCGGAGTTGTTGCATCAAGTACGTTTACCGGAGCAATCGCGGCAACCGGAGTAATTTTACTGTATAAATCTTTCATTGTTTCCTCCTATTAATAATAGGGAGGAATTACCCGCCCTATTCGTGTTATTGATTAAGCTGAAACTTTCAAAGCCTTAATAGCTTCAAACATAACAATTCCACCACCAACGCGCTTTGTGGTATAGAAAAGGACATTCCCTTTGCTGGTGTATGGATCGCGCAGGATTCGGATTCCCATTCTGTCAAGAATCAGATATGCTCTCTTGAAGTTGGCGAAGAATACGGGGTATTTACCCGCCCCGATATTGTCAATGTTGTCATCCAAATCAACGGGATAACCAAACAGGGTGTTGGGCGCTCCCGCTTCCAGTCCGGGTCTCCACAGATAATCACCATCACCGTTCTTTAACTGGCGAATCTTTCCAGCCGTGGCACGGTTCATCAGAAAACTTGCGCCATTTAGGTAAATTGTTTTCAGTGCCAGCGTTACATCCATCAGTTTGTCGGCGTTGTTAATCTGACTCGCATGACCGCTGGTAACGTAACCGACTTTACCGAAAGCGTAAGACGCATCAGCAATCATTGTATAACCGGCGATTCCGTGCGGTTTCTCAACACCATTACCGGAGATAAAGGCAGAACCCTCCTCTTCGGTAAACTCAATAGATACTTCATCGGCCAACCATGAAGCTAAGTCCATATAGGCATCGTCAAGAGCGATCTGTGTGGTTCCCGGTTCCGCATAAACTTCTTTCATGTTAATGGCGATCTCTTTCAGTACGGGTGTATCTGTTTCGGTACGGGATGCTTTTTCAGCTACCCATCCAGAAGTAGCACCACCCTGATTGACGAGTTTTTTATAGGTATCCGTTCCTATGGAGCGTACAGTACAAAGGCGGCGCATTGCCGACATTGTACCGGCTACGCGATCAATAGCCTTATCGAACTCAGGCGGGGTAATCAAATACCCGCCATCCGGGTCGGAAAGTGTAGAAAGACCAGCCTGTATCTGTAATTGTTTGACCGCCTCAAGTTGTGCCTCGCCACCTTTGCGGAACCATTTCTCAAAAGCTTCCTTGTGTTCGGCTTTTATCTTGTCAAGCTGCGTAATCCCACCACCAGGAAACTCTTTACGGGCGACTGCTGTTTCCAGTGCTTCCAGCTGAGTTTTTAAGGCCGTAATCTTGTCCAGTTCGGCATTGATCTTTTCGATCTTCTCCATAAGTATTGGATCGGATTTCCCCTTTTTAAATTCTGCAATCTGTTTGTCATTGGCTACCTTGAACTCTTCAAAAGTCTTTCCAAGGGCTTCGATAGTTTTCTTGATTTCGTCCATTTTATTGCCTCCTATTGGCTCTGTTTCGGGCAACAAAAAACGGCAGTAGGATAGGTGGTTAGCCCTAACCGGCTGCCGTTCAATGTTCTTGCGTCTCCCGTCCGGGTGGCCACCCTTGGAGAGAACCCTCCATTACTAACGCTTCAATATAGAAGTTATCTTCTCAATCTCCGCTTTTAATTCGTTAATATCCGCCTGCTTCGCGGCTTCTGCTGCTTCGTCTTCGCTTTTATCGCCTTTCAGTTCCTTGCATCTCGCAATAACCTCTTTGGCTTTGTTGTGAGACAGGCTAAATACTTCTCGTATTTCCCGCTCTAAATCTCTTTCTGTGACTGTTTCCTTTTGCTTGTTCTCAATCTTGAACTCATCGGGAAGGTTTGAAAATATAGACAGGTCAAAGGCGGCTTTTGCACCCTTGCCAGCTTCGATGATGGTGTCAATAAATCCCTTTTCTTTAGCAACTTTGGCTGTCATCCACGTCTCGGCTTTAAGCATTTCTTTGATTTCACGCTTACCAATATTCGTATTATCGGCGTACATATCAATCATCTGCCCACTGATCTGCTCTAATATGTCGGCGGTTTCCCTGAGTTCATATTGATTGCCCCACATGCCGGTCATCGGTTCGTGAATCATCAGCATTGTATTTTTGTAGGCTTGCTTCTGCGAACCGGCCATAGCAATGTAAGAGGCAGCAGAGGCGGCAAGGGATTCAATTCTTGTAATCGGTTTTGACGGGTGCGCTTTAATCGCGTTATAGATAGCATTTGCGCTAAAAACGTCACCGCCCGGAGAATTAATGCGAATGGTAATTTTGTTCTGTTTTAAACCGGAAAGCATCTGGACAAACTCGCGTTCATCATTGAAAGGCCAACCAATATAATCATACAAAAGGACGTCTGCTTCATCATCGGCCACGTTCTCAATCTTGTACCAGTCGGTTTTATCTAAGTGCTTATTGTAAATGGCCGCGATAATTTTTGCGTTCCGTTCATTTCTATAATTAAGATTCATCTTTGTTGCCTCCCTTGTTGTCACCGCCTTTCTGATCTTTCATGCTTGATGTGTTTGGGTTCTCAAAAATATCTCCACCCTCACAGTCATTCCAGTCTTCCAGTCTTCTAGCCTCGTTTCTATTCATAAACTTGTTGGTAATTCCTACCGCGTAGGCCGCAAATCTCTCAGTCATGTTCCCCCGCAAGAGCGCACCCATATTAAACTTGGTGTAATAGCGGTCTTGCTCCGCCTCCGTGAGACAATCACGGTCTATGCTTGTCTCGAAATTGACAGCGATAGGGGCAAGCGTCATATCGACAAAGGTGCGCTTAAATTCGCTTGCACTAGCGTATGTTTCCGGGTTATCCCCCGCTTGAACCAACATCAACGGAACGCCGTACATGCCGCAGATTTGGGATTCCGTCATTTTCATTTCCTCAAGAAACTGTTGATCGACAAGTTTAATTTCGGGGAATGTTATCGTCATGTCTTTTTCGAGCAACATAACGTCCCGACTTTGATTGATCCCTGCATATTTTTCTTTAAAGGCGGCTAATTGATTCAGGTAATCTTTTGCGTTTAAGGCAAAGGGCGTTGTCATAATCGCGCCGGGGTGCATTCCTTTACCAAAATAATTTGAAAGGAATTTTTCACCGGCAAGCCCCAAACCGATACATTCCCGCGCATATTCAATAGGGTTTAAGCCAGTGTAGCCATCAAGCGACAAACCTCGGATGTGAAATATTTGATCTTGAGAATAATCTTGAATACCCTTTCCGGCAGTTGCAATTTTATATGTTAAAGACCAGTCTTCGTTTTGAACTATCTGCGTTACGCAATCAGGGTGAATAGGTAAAAGTTCCCGCACCTCGTTTCTAATTTTTGTCTTGAAAGCATAAAAATTACCCCTGAGAGACACATGGACAATAGCCATTCCCCATATCTGAGGGGCAGTCATCCAACGGTTAGGGCGCTTTCCGATGACTTTATAGAGTGGATGTTTTTTTGCCTTGCTCTTTATATCGTCAACTTCTTCCATAAGCTGACAAGGCATTTGAGATACGCAGTTAAAGAGAACTCTCACGCAATTATTGACGGTCATTTGCCGCATCGCCGTATCCGAATTAACCGCCACACCGGAAGAAGTAGAACCGCCGCCGAAATGCTCACGGATCATGCGTTCCATTTCGGTGTTGATAGCTTTCGGCCTGAACTGCGAGAATATCCCCACTATTTCTCACCAAATAAAAAAGCCAACGTGAAAACGATGGCTCCACAAATAGTAAACGACACCCACGGAAGAAACAGGTAAAGGCCAAGTCCGAATAGACCTAGCCCAAAAACAAGAAGGAAATCACGCAATGTAATTGTCTTTAACAATTCAAAGAATTTCTTCATTCACCATCCAATTTTGCAAGAAGCCCCACCCCTGCTTCAAGATTTCCCCGCCGATTCGACTGCGGCCTTTTTGTAAAGATAGGATTGAAAGTTTTTCAATCTTTTCGCTATCTACATCTACTAATATGTAAAAATCGTTACTTTTTACTTCTCATTCTCCATATGTGTATTCTCAGTGTTCCCCTTGAAATTCCAAGTATTTGACAGACTTCACCCCGGCTTAATTTTTGGCCTAAAAGCGTTACTATTTTCCGCTCCATTTCTGTTAATGGGATGTTTGATACTTGTTCCGTGGGTAGGCTTGCGTGTCCGGGTAAGCCTATCGTTTCCTCTCTCTGAGGCACATAATCTTGATTCACATAATCCTCCGCTTCCTTACATAATTTCTTGCAAGTCGGTCTGTCTGTGCATTTTCGGCAGTCTCGTTTCATCTGCGCTCCTTTAAAATAAAAAGGGCGAACCAACTCTGATTTCTCAAAGTCAATTCGCCCCGGTTGTTCCGATAGCGATTAATTATTTTATAATTTTATGTTTTCTATTTTTTTAACATTCACGATCAGTCCGTGTTCAAATTTCACTTCAAAAGTGCCGTAGAATTTCTTTTCTACTAAATCCATTATAAGCCTCAGTAATTTATTTAACTCATCTGTTAAGGCCATAAAATCCATCCAATCCTCGCAATTATCAGAATGGCTAAGAGGGCGATGAGGTAACTCATTTTCTTTTCGGGTTCGGTCATTCTTTCCTCCTGTACCCCTCAATCAAGAGGGGGATGAGATTTTCGGGAGATTCGGTGGAGATTAAATAAATAGGACATGGGACATCGTGAATAAGAGTGTGGGGGACAATAAGGTGGTATGTTTCGATCTCAATAGGTTCTTCTTCCCCGCTCTTAAAAAACTGCACATTGAAATCACCACTTCCGCGCACCGCTATGCGTTCTCCGTCCCGACTTCCGCCCACAAACAAGACTGTCTCTGTCATAATGCCCCCCTCGCCATCCAAATCACATGATCGGAGGGTTTAAATTTTAACAATTCTCCAAATAACTTTAGCATCTTTTCACGCAACCGCTTTAACCAGTTCATCATAGGGACTCCCTGCTTATCCTAATACCTCTTTTAATGTCTCAACCTTATCCCAATCGTTATAAAATTGACCGTCTGTGTCTAGCTCCATCAATAAATCAATGATGCCCTTTTCGTAATTACGCTCAATTACATCGTTTGCCCAAATAATTGCCCCTTTTAGTTCTTTATAGCGTTCTTCTTCCATTCCCTACCTCCCTGTGACCATCGGGGCTGCGGTTTCCTTATGTGTCCCTAATTCTTTTAAAAAGTTAAGAACACCCATCTGATCTTGATAACGCATTTGCATTAACTGTTCGTGTGTCACAAAAACACCGTCAAAAGGAGACTGAAAAATAAAATGGTAATCCATTGCATCTAAGTGAAGCTCTTTCCCTTGTAACAGTGCAATAAGCGACTCGTAAGTTAATTTTATTACTTCGTGTTTCATAATTTTCCTTTCACCTTACCCGTCTTTTACACAAGAAACCTTGATACTTTCCGATCATCCAAGTAATGCCCCATGAGTCAATTACAGATGTCGGCCCGTCTTCGCCCTGCCAGAGAACCACATTCTCAATTTCGGGCAGTAAATGCAAATCTTTCTCTGTAAATGTTGACAAACGGTAACTTCCGATTCCCTTTATCTCTCTGCCGCCTATTGTCATTTTTACTGGCATAAATCACCTCACAAACTTATCCGGTTAAATATTTCCTCTACAAACTGATGTCTTGTAAAATTTGCTCAACTGAGTGCCCTGCGTGCATTGATTGCTGCGGCGCACCCTTCATGTCCCGGCTTTTTAGTCCCACTGCCATCGCAAGGGCCACAGCACCATCAATCCTAAAGCGTGTAGCCGCCTTATCTAATTTCCTATTTCCTGCTGCATCGCCTATAGTCATCGCGTTTGAAATATTCCAAGTTAAACAAGGGTGCGAATCGTGAACCAGTTTTCTCTCAAGCACGGAAACTTCTAAAGCTTCAACCGCCTGTGTCATCGAAGCATAACCCTGTCCCCACGGAACGAGCCGGATTGCCCCCGGCCTTGCGTTATCCTTGTCATCAACGTAACAGTCTAGCCCAATGGCCAACATTGCGTTCATAAGGTCGTCAATTCTGTATCGGTCAAACGCCATGCCTAAAATCGTATATGTTTTATTAATTTCCGCGAGTTCTTCCGCAATAAATGAATATTGGATAGCTCGTCCCGGTGTAGTCTTGATAAATCCCTGTTTTTCCCAAACTGAGTAAGGCACTCGGTCACGTTTTTCATGTTCCAGTAATGTTTCTTTCGGTTTCCAAAACCATGACTTAACTTTATCTTGTTCGCCATTTTCAACGCCTTCAAGGGAAGTTAAGTCTGTTTTCCCTGACAAATCGCATCCAAGATATATTTCCGCACCTGGTTCGATATGGGCATCTCCGGCACATGCTTTCCATTCTGCGCTAGGAATAAAAGGTGAGGTGGCGGCGGTTCTTTGGTTAAGGTTTAAGTTGCGAAATGATGACTCGAAACTCGGCATACGGTTGGCCTTTGCAGCCGCCGTTTTCATCTCTGTTAGCGATCTGAAACTGCCTAATGCTGGGTTGGCGGCCCTCCAAAGTTTAGGATCGGTCAGTGCGTTCTCTGCGTCATCGGGAACAGCGTAAAGATGGCAAACGATTGATGGATCGCGCCCGGACAGACCATCATCAATGAGCATCGACAACGGATGTTGTGGATCGTGCGATTGTGTGCTAATCACATAAAAAATAGGCTCCGACCTTGCACCAAAGGATGTGTCGAACGCATCATATAATTCTCTGTTTTTAGCCTGAGCCAATTCATCAAATGCCACGAAAACCGGATTTAACCCAAACTTAGTACCGGCCTCGGCAGATACCGCCCTAAATATTGATCCAGTATCAAAGGCTATCATGGTTTTCGTACTATCGACAATCTTTATGGCAGCAGAAAGTTCGGGGTCTGCCCTTACTATCTGAGAACAATAACGGAACAAAATACCTGCTTGCTCACGGTCATTAGCGCAAACATAACATTCCGAGTTCATTGTCTTCTCCGGCCCCCAGAGATGGACGAGGACGAGACATGACAGAATCATAGTTTTGCCGTTTTTCCTACCGCAACTCAGTATCGCACGGCGGACTATACGCTTTCCGTCCTTATCGACAGGGCCATAAACCGCATTAATGAAATCCTTTTGGAATGGCAGGAGTTTAAATGTTCCACCTTCTCCCTCTCCAGATGGAATTTTCAACAACTCAATAAAGTCTATTATTCGCTTGACGCGTTCAGTATATTTTTTTTTCATAAGGCAATCGCCAATGACGGCTGAAATGGTTTCTGTAAGTGGTCGCTCTTTTTCATATTTTCGCTTGCCCACATGGGGCGGAGATTGTTTATCGCCCAGCACCGTTTAAAATCTAAATCATTGGGCGTTTCATAATTAAATGCAGTTTTTGGGATGATATGGTCAATGTGCCATATTTTATGGCAATAATTATCCCACGACATTCCTACCTGAAACTGCTTCTCGATATGAGACTTGAGTTCGTCAACAGTATATCCAACGAGGACCTCCCAGCTCATTCCATTTTTATTTTTCTTTATGGCTGTCCATATAGACCTTCCCATTGTATTGTTTAATTTCCCTTTTGGCGTGGATCTTATTTTTCTTTGTGTCTCAAGATAACATTCTCGATATTTTTCTGGATTATTATTCCGCCATTTTAGCATTGCTGTAATCTTTGGTTCTGGATTTATTTCGTACCTTTTCCGCTCATTAACCCGTCTCTTTTCTGGATGATCTTTGCTATATTTACTATGTCTTGCTTTTTCGTATTCGGGGTGTGATTCTCTGAATTTTCTCCCATGCTCCTTTATTTTTTCTGGATTATTCTTAGCCCACCTTCGTGCGTTCTCTCTCGTTTTTTCTGGGTGTGTTAATCTGTATTGCCTATCAACTTCCCTTAACTTCTCTCGGTTTGCCGCTCTATATCTTTTCTTTGCTGCGTGTTCGCATTCCTTGCAATCGGGTCTCAACCCTCCTCTCCCCTCGGCATGTTTATTATATTCATTCTCATCTTTTGTTAGTCCGCATTTTGAACAAGTTTTCATTTCTTCAAATTCCAAACATGCTTTGGGTCAAGAGGATAGCCTTTCTCATCACACGCCTGAGAATAGCCGTGATTTTCTTCTATTCGCTTTATTCCACTATGACAGTGCTTGCAGAGTCCTTGCAGGTTATCTCTGTCGTAAAAAAGCTTTAAATCGTTTTTATGGGGTATTATATGATCGGCCACTGTAGAAGCTGTCTCTTTCCCGGCCTTCAAACAAAGCCTGCACAGGGGTTCCGAATCCAATACTATCAACCTCATTCTCCGCCACCGTGGGCTATCGTAGAGCTTGTTGTGCGGCTCTTTGTCGTAACGACGGGTCATTTTTTCTTTTCCTTGAGTACCGAAAACTGATGCTCACATTTTGGGCAAATGATGATGTTCGGTTTTTCGGGCGCTGGGTCATCGGATGGTGTCTCGGCAGGTGGTTCGCTCCAATGCTTCGGAATATCGACACCCCATTCAGCTAACGGTAGGTCGCCCCATAAATTAGCTAGAGCGTCCATGTCCCATTCGCCGTTAGCTACATTATCCCTTATGATTATTTCGCGTTCTTTATCCTCCGTAAGCCCTTCAATTAGGTAGGTCGGCACTTCCTTGAGTTTAACGAACTTAGCCACTTCATATCGCTGATTACCGGCGATAATAACAAGTTCACCCGTCCGGTTAGATAGGATTAAAGGACGCGCCTCAAAATACTTCGGATTGTCTCGTATCGAATCACAAAGGTTTTTAAATTGTTTGTCACGGATGATTCGCGGATTGCCTTCCAGTTTCCTCAATGTAGTTAATTTTCTATATTCCATTTTGCTCACTTTCCGAGGTTTACGCCAAAAATTCAAGTCCCTGTAATTAAAACACTAAATGCCACTCTCCCACCGTACGGATACACCCGTTTTCACTTCTTCCCGCCCGGAATCCCCACAAGGCCACTAAATTTAGATTTCTCGCTTTTACTCCTGTCAATTCCAAGCCTTGCCCTCGATGTCTCACCTATCCCCAACAGATCACCGTATCTGACAAAATCACGCGCCGCAGTGTTGGAAATCCCAATCAACGGTTGCTGAATGTAATTACCAGACACGGTTTTCAGAATAAGAGCGTTTAGTGGATTAGTTTTCCGCAGGTCAGCCAATGCCTCTTCCGCTGCCCTATAACGTGACCACGATGAGCAGTAAGCCGCGAGAAGATCACCGTCTATCTTTGCCAACGTCCCTAACGCAACTAAGCCCGGAGCCACCTCCTGCCACTTCTCAAGGGCATAAGCATCAAGGCTCGAAGGCGCATCGGGCATTTCCGCCTGAGGAATCGGCTCATTCTTCGGCAATTTCTTCTTTCCGGGATTTCCCTCAAGTTTTTTCAAAATAACTGATTTTGGTCGCTGTCCTGCTTTCATTTAACCCCTACTCTTTGATGGTCGGCGTCGCGCGTGCGAG